CGTCATATATTTTTAAAACTGGTGGTGAAACAGTTGTATCAAACCAAAATTGACCTATATATGGAGTTGTTGGTTCATCTACATTTGCAGGTTTTACTTCTAACCAATTTGTTCCATTATAAACTTTTATTAGTGGCGGAGCAACTGATGTATCAACCCATATTTGACCTACTTTTGGATTTAATGGTGCAGTAATTCCTATGTAACAAGCTCGATAAATCGGACTATTCTCAGGGTCAGAATTATAAAACGCATCTGCTAAAATTGAAAAATTTGTATTTATCTTTGCTGAATCTTCGCTTACTTTACCAGTCGGATAAGTTATTGGATTTTTACTATATGGCATTATTTACCCCTCCATTAACTTATCTGTTTAGGTATTTGAAATTCAATCATTCCTGCTAAAAATATTAATTGTTGCCCAGTTCTGATAGTAGCTGGACTTGGTAAAGATATTAACAAAGCAAGTTGCCCATCTGAAAATAATCCAACATAATAAACATCAGACCAATTCGCTGTTGCTGCAGGGAACATAATTGTATTTGCATTCACATAATAAAAATTATTCGCATCCTCATTTAAATAAACAAACCCAGGGAAATTCTGTCTACTATATCCTCCACCAGATATTTCATTTTTGTTTATATCAAATAAGCCAATTTGTGTTCCATTAAATGCTTGTGTAATTAAATCAGCCCCTTTCCTATATGTTATTCTCATTTCGCAACCTCACTAAAATTTATTTTAGCAATTTTCATCTTGGTTGCAATCGGTAAATACCATATCAAACTAAACTCTTCTCCATATAAATTACATCTAAAATTGTGTTCGTCAAGAGGTAAATTAAACGCCAAGGACCGCTCATCTCCCCGATAATTTGCAACAACATTAAACATAATATACCGCTCCCTACATTTCTTCACATCATAATAAAACCCCTGAAACCTTTGCAAATAGTCAAAATCAAACAACAAATTGATATAACATTTGTCATAATAAAAAGTCGTCGGCTCATCTGTAAATTGATACCTATAAAAAACCTTCTCAGATGCATCAAAAAACCATTCCCTATCTACAAAAATCGCTAAATCACCAAAATACACATCATCATCTACTAAAAACATAAACCGCCCCGTCTCCTCATGACTAAACATAAAAACCTTATGATTATAACACTTCCTAAAATACCACCTGTCTATTTGCTTGTCTTTAAATACTTCTCTAAATGAATTATAGAACGCTTCAATATTGAACAATATTCCTGCATTACCAATCATCTGCAAACTTAATCCAACCAACCCATTTTGACCTCTTACCCAAATCAATCCATCCTTAACAAGCAAATTGTGATAATCATAAAAACTTGACGGTATATAAACACTCATAAATGTAGTCGGTATCAAATCGCTCAATTCAAGAAGCTCTTGTAAACTATAAAATTGAACCGTCGGAACATCCTTATATTCAAGAAGCAAAACAGAAAACGGATTATACAATGCTACACCAATAAAATTACGACCCGAATAATCTTTACTTACCTTTGTCGACCCATTTATTTTATCTATCGCACTATTCCGAATAACAAACAAACTATCTTTATATGCTACCAATCCAACCACATCATTATAACCTGTATGCTCAAATATTTGCTTACTATTGATATCAATATACACAACTCGTTGCCCTGCTTTATCATAAACACCAATACACTTATCGCTTGTCGCACAATCAGTTAATTCAAACACATATCCCGCCACATTAATTGTATCAACAATAATCGGAGTTTCAAATAAAAGCTCATCCTTTCTGATATTCACAGCCACACAATTACCATTTATGTTATTTACCATGAAGGACCCCACTGATCATTCGGGAAATCTCCCCAAGTCTCAAAATTACCCCACCTATAACTATCAACTACTTGACAAGTAAAATCAAACTGACCATCAACGTGACAACCTATTCCATTTAAAATCAATCCAATAAAATTATCATTTGCTGATGTAAACATATTAACCTGTATCGCTAACGGAAATAATATCTCAATCAATTCTTTAAGTCTTAAATATGTCGCTAAATTGACCTGTTGAACAAATATCGGCTCAAAAAATGAACCAAATACTACAGCAAAAATTTTCTCCTTAAAAATCTCATCCCACTTAAACCAACCCCATCGCCTATAGAAACTCTCAGGTAATAACTCTTCTAAATACTTCTTTAACCCTTCATAACCAATCCAATCTACTTTTCTTAATGCATTTTTAATTTCAAAAGGAACCTTTAACCAAGCAAATGTATAACTTTGCCATTCATATTCCCATTCACCCCAAGTCTCTCCAAAATCTTCCCAAGTATCAAAATCTCCCCAAGTTCCTGTTATTTCGGCTTTTCTTATCTTTCGATATTTAGTATAGAGCATATTGCAAATACTCCTGTCTGTATTATAATAAATTAACAAATTTTTACAAGAGGTCGTGTATGATTTTATCAGTCAATAATCAAATTTACAACTATCCTGATATAGAAAGCTATGTGTTAGATCAATTATTATCCGTTGAAAGTGCTTATTCTCGTAGGCTTACATCACTAATTAGATATATGCAAGAATTGAACGGCGAAACTAATATTCCAGACCCACCATACGAATGGCAATCTAAATTTCTTTCCTCAATGTTCTACCAAAAAGTCTTCTTTGCCTACTTTTACCTCCGTTCCTTTCTCGAAAAAGCCTTCGAAAACCTCTTCACCATCGATACTGACAATGAACAACTGCAAATCCTCCTAACCAAAATCTTACAGCATTACATCAAAACCCTCAATGTCAAAGATGCCCTATCCAAAGTCCTTTTCTACAGCCTTCTATCTGGCTACGGATTTATTTACATCACATACAATGAAGACATTAAACGTTTAGACCTACAAGTCATCAATCCATTACATTCCAAAATTACACCCGATCTTAATTATGTCTGCATCACTGAATACTTACCCATACCTGAAGCCATACGAAGATATAATCTAACTTATGATCAACTCAAACCTTATATAGCCCCGCAAGATGACCCAGAATATTCAGTCCTTACATACTTACAGAAAGTCTACGATGATAAAGTCGTTCGTATTGATAAATTCTATGGAATTGTCTTCCTGCCTAATGATATAATAGCCCCGCATCTTTACACAATTCTTAATAAAACCAAACTCATCAACGCCGAAATAATGCCTGATAAAATAACACCCTTTGTCGTTGAATTCCTTTATGGTGTTAACACACAAGTGTCCTATGCAGATTTAGTTTATCCATATTATGTTCAGGATACCATTCTAACCCGTGCTATATTAGACAGTGCATTAGTTAATTTGACCTTGGGTTTCGAAGTTGATACAACAGTTATTGAAGAGGATAGTTTATCTGATGAATTGAAGCCGTGGAAGATTTTTTATACTCGTGGCGGTGGTGAAATTCAAGCTGTTCGACCAATTAAATTAGCAAACTTTGACCCAAATGCTTTACCCATCCGCCACCTTATTCAGAACGAAGCTACAAATGTCTCAGCAATCACAGAGTTTATTATGGGACTTCCATCATCCCGCTCAAGAGTTACTGCTAAAGAAGTTTCCCTCAAGACACAACAAACCCAATTAACCCTCGCCATCTTTATTGAACGCTTAGAAACTGTCTTTGTCTCTCAACTCCTAACTAAACTTCTCTACTACATTCTCAAATACGAAGCACCAAACCTACAGCAACTCCTTACACCTGAAGAATTAAACTTACTTGCTACTATTACTCCCGATGATGTCCTTTCACAAATCAAATTTAAAATCCGTGGCTTCACAAATGTTGTCCAGAAGAACGAACGCCTCGAGAAAATCATGTCCCTCCTCGAACTTTTCGGTCAACTGAACCTTCTACCCATCCTCAACATCGAGAAACTTATCCATGAAATCCTCTACACACTTGACCTACCACCAGACATAGTAGAAGTTAACAAATTAGCTCAATTACTCCAAGCCATGCAACCCGCTCAACTCCAACAACAACAGAAAATCCATGAACTCCTCGCCCTCATCTCTAAACTATCTAAACACCCATCTATGGAAAACATCGACATACCCAAACTTTTATCTGAATTAACTGGCATCCAAATACCCGAGAAGAAAACAGAATAAAACTTTTATGAGGAGACTAACCTATGGCTAAGCAATCAAACCAACAACCAAATCAATTAACCCTCGATAAAATCAACCCAGAATTACTTAATACCAAAATCCTTCTCGCCTTACTCAAGGCATGCCAAGACCTCGAACACATCTTCGCTATCCGTGCCAAAGAATTAGCCTACGACGACGCCGAACTAAACTTAGCCCTACAAAACCTCAACCAAATTATTACCTTCAAAGAAAAACTCGTCAACCTAATCGAACGAACTCAAGCCATCCAAAACCTCGAACAATCTAAACTCAAACCAATCAACGAAGATACCAAAATAGCACTCGAAATCCTACAATATATCCAAGACACCTACCAAATCAAACCTAAAGACTTGCTACTATTCATACTACACAAACTTGACTTAGAAACTATCAAACACGAAATCCACTCCATCAACCTACATAGTCCGCCCCAATTTATCCAACAATAACCATAACCTATTATACAAATCATTAATCAACTTCTGCACAAACCAAGGCACTATCCAAGTCCGCTGATATATCTCTAACTCAGTCAATATGTCCCTTATCTCCTCCCTCACCTCATCCAACAACTCATCCATAAACCCATCAACAACTTCATCTTTCTTACCACGTCTACCCATCTAACACCTCCTCTTCCATTAATGGTTTCCTACAGAAAAAAAAACTTTACTTTTAAAGAACCGTCAAGCCTTACAGTCTTTCTTTCGTTAAACTCTTGTTGTTTACCTTTATTCCAGTTCTGTACCGGTCTAAAATAACCAACCACTCTGCTATAAACCTCACAAGGAACCACTTTTACCTTTTGAGTCTTTTCTTCTTTCATCTCAATCCTCCTTGGGCGGGAGTTTTAACTTATAACTGTATTAGCAAAATTTTTAGCCAGACTAATCGGAAGCTCCATTTCTACCCCAAACCTGTTTAAGTCAGCTTCAGAATGAGGATAGGGGCAAAAGTCATGTCTCCCAGGTAGATAGCCATGTACAGGACAGACAGAAAAGGTAGGTGTGATGGAAAAATAGGGAAGCCTAAAGTTTTCTACCACGGTTCTTACCAGGTCCTTTACCACGTTGGTATCATGGATTTCTTCTCCGATAAAAAGATGAACGACCGTTCCTCCGGTAAAAAGTATCTGTAGGTCATCTTGATGGGTAAGTATCTCAAAAATATCGTCTGTATAGTTAACAGGGAGATGGCAAGAATTAGTGTAGTAAGGAGCTTCTTCAGTACCTGCGGTTTTGATCCTGGGGAATTTTTTCTTGTCAATTTTTGCCAGTCTGTAGCTTGTTCCTTCTGCTGGGGTGGCCTCAAGATTGTAAAGATTTCCTGTTTCTTCCTGAAAAAGACTTATCTTTTCTCTCATAAATCTTAAAACTTTTATCGCAAACTCTTTAGCCTCAGGATCATAGATGGGTTTCCCTAAGAAGTTTACGCACATCTCATTCAACCCTACAAGTCCTATGGTAGAAAAATGGTTAGCCCAGTAAGCACCTCTCGCCTCTTTTACCGAGCTTAAGTAGACCTTACAATATGGATAAAGTCCTTTTTCGGTAAAATCCTCGATCACTTTTCTTTTGATCTCAAGGGATACCTTAGCAAGTTCCATCAACCTTTCTAACCTTTCAAAAAGATCCTCTTCACAGGTAGCAAGATATCCAAGTCTTGGCATGTTGATGGTAACCACCCCTATACTTCCGGTCAAAGGGTTAGCCCCAAACAACCCTCCTCCTCTTTTCCTCAGTTCTCTCTTGTCAAGACGAAGCCTACAACACATACTAAAAGCATCCTCTGGGTCCATGTCTGAGTTGACAAAGTTTGCAAAATAAGGTATCCCGTATTTTCTGGTCATCTCCCAAAGAGGTTCATATTCAGGATTATCCCAGTCAAAATCCCTAGTGATGTTATAAGTAGGAATAGGAAAGGTAAAAATCCTTCCCTTAGCATCTCCTGCCATCATTAACTCACAAAAAGCCCT